ATTTAAATATTTGGGTGACTTAAAACTTTGAAAATAGTTACAGCGTTTTTCGATTCAACAGGACAATATAAAAGATTATTAAATGTTTTTAAACTTTCTGCAAAAAAATATATGCCAAAAATAGATATAGAAGTAATACCAATAGTACCTCCTGAAAAATCTAATCATCATTTCGATACTTACTATGGATTTATGCCTGCTGCTAAATATGCTTATGTTTCGCATCATTCTTTAGCAATTGCTGATTGTGATTTAATGTTTAATGGATCTATAACTGATGTATGGGAATATGAATTTGACTTAGCGTTTACAGTTAGAGATAAACCAAAATATAATACTGGGCTTTGGTTTTGTAGGGCAACAAAAAAAGCTAAATTATTTATTAAAGATTGGATTGATAACACTAATATGTTAATCGAGTATTTTTATGAGAATGAAGATATTGTAAATTATCATTATGGAATAGATCAAGCATCGTTAGCGATGACAATAGAAATGCACGACGATGTTAAAATAAAAGAATTACCTTGTCAAATTTGGAATGCTGAACAAACAAACTGGAGGTTGGTAGATCATAATACCAAAGTAATACATATTAAATCAGGACTTAGAGATTTATTGTTAAATAACTATATTTTAAAAAAGAAACATTTTTATTTAAGACCAATTATTGACAAGTGGAGGGCTTTTGATGGTAATACCAAGCGAAGCTAAATACTTAATTGATTTACAACGATCAGGATATAAAGACATCATTAAAGACTATGATACTGATATGCAAAAAGAATTTAATGATATAAAAGAATATCTACCTAATAAGTGTGATAATATATTAGATATAGGTTGTGGTTTATGTGGTATGGATGTACTATTAGCAATGTATTATAATAATGATGTTACTTTAAATCTAGTTGATAAAGATGTTATAGAAGATATAATTTATTATGGATATAAAGAAAAAACGTCTTTTTATAATTCATTTACTATTGCAGAAAAAATATTGCGCTCAAATAAAATCAATAAATTTAGATTTATTAATGCTAATTGTGGTTCTGCTTTGGTTGGATTAGAAAAACAAGATTTGATTATATCTTTATTAAGTTGTGGCTATCATTATCCAGTTGAAACATACATTGAAAAAATAAACGAGCTATTAACAGATGATGGGGTTTTGATTATAGATATTAGAGAAAACACAAAAGGAATAGAAACAGTAAAAAAATATTTGCCTAATATACAAATTATTAGTACTTACAATAAATCAACTAGAATCCAAGCAAAGAGGTAAACATGCGTATAAGATATGTAAAAAGAAAACATATTGTTAGAGAGTTACAAAATATATTTCCTACACCGGTGGGTATGCCAGGGAATGTATTACAAACAGACCCTGTAAAATTGAAAGAAAGATTAATAATCAAGCCTGATACTTCTTTGATAAATCAATCGCTTAAATATCCTTTTCCTATGCGTTGGGATGCTGTAATAAAAATGATACCTGAAGGCAAAAAACTAATAGGTGCAGAGATAGGCGTGCTACATGGAGAAACGGCGTTTAGAATATTGAAACATCGTGCAGAAGTTACGCATATAATGATAGACCCTTGGGAAGTTCCTAAAAAAGATAGTTCTTATGCCTTATCAGGTGATAATAATTCCAAGAAACCGCAACAATCTCATGATACTGCTTATCATTTAACACGGACTAGAGTTGCTTTTGCTGGTGATCGTGCTATAATCATGAGAATGGAATCGAAAGAAGCAGTTCTTAAATTCGAGAATGAATATTTTGATTATATTTTTATTGATGGTGATCATTCATATACCGGAGTTATTGTTGACATAAGAATGTGGCTATCGAAAGTAAAAAAAGGTGGATGGATTGGTGGTCATGACTATGGGAATGAAAGATTGCCGGGAGTTAAAAAAGCAGTTGATGAAATGTTTAATAAAGAAGATATAATTTTAAGTCATGAAGATACTTGGTTTGTGATGGTAAAAAAATGAATATACAAATAATTGGATATGGAATAGTTGGACAAAACATATTTAAAATATTTAAAGATGCTTGGGTTACTGACCCTAATCTTAATATTGTATATATAAAAGGTAAACCAAAAATTGATGTTGCTTTTGTATGTGTACAAACTCCAAAAAAAGGAGATGGTTCATGTGATATTTCGATAGTTAGACAAGCTATCCAAGAAAATGAAGCGGAGGTATTTTGTATTAAATCGACTATACCGCCCGGGACTACAGAATCATTAAGAAAAGAAACTGGGAAAAACATTGTATTTTCACCGGAATATTACGGCGAGACTATTCATGCAAATAATGTTGATTATAATTTTGTAATTGTTGGTGGTAATAAAGAATTAACAAAAAAAGTAGTTGAGGCTTATAAATTAGAATTACATTCAAATGTTAGATTTTATCAAACAGACTCAAAGACTGCAGAATTATGTAAATATATGGAAAATTCTTTTCTTGCGACAAAGGTAACTTTTTGTAATGAGTTTTATAGAATTGCTAATCAAATTGGAGTCGATTATAATTAGCTTCGAGAATTATTTTTATGCGATACTCGAGTCAATCGATCTCATACTTTTGTTTATGAAAATACACCTTATTATGAAAGTAAATGTTTAGACAAAGATATTCCTGCAATTATAAAGTTTGCGGAGTCGATACAATATGATGCTAAATTATTAAAACAGGTAGTATATTCCAATGATATTTTTAAAAGTTAAAGTATTTCGGAGGGTTAATGAGTGTTTTTGATTGGTTTAAACAAAAAGAAGTAGTTACAAATCCTACAAGGCAAGCGGTTAGAAGACCAGCCCCACGAGACTATCGGGATAACTTAACTATAAACCTTGAATTGACAAAAGGTTTATACCATAATAGTTATCCGGGATTGAAGCTTGCTGGTGGACTATCGTATACACCAATCGCAGTACCTGTTTTTTTTATGGGCTTGCCTATACCTAAAAGTGCTAAAAAAAATAAAAGAATTGATAAGACTTTAGAAAAAATAGTACAACAATTTTCAGTTCAGATGGATCAAAATCATATTCAAACCCATAGAGATGGCACTACTTGGATATTTCCGCATTACTCATCAAAATTAAATAAATTGATTTGGGAATTTATACCCGACGATACTATTTCCGATATAATTAGAGACATAAATACTAATAAAATAATTAAAATCGCAACTGATGAACAAATAATAATAAATGCTGAAGAGAATCGTGATGTAACTGTAAGAAGACAAAGATCATTTACACGAGAAAAAATTGAAGTTAAATGGTTAGAAATTAGCGGCTATTTTCTAGAAAGTTTAAAAGACTCGGTAGCAAGAAATGTTATAAACATATTACCTATTAACTTTTCAAACAATGCTGATGGTGATGAAGTTAGAGGGCATTCAGATTATGAAAGGATACTTGCAGATTTAAAAGATTATCATGATATTTCTTTAGCAAGATCAGAGATGCTTGCTAAATTTAAAGTAAAGATGATACAAGAAACGTCCGATGTGGATGCTTGGCTTGCAAATAATGCTATTGCATCTATTGCAGAATATGATGTTGCTAATACTGATTTAATTATAAATTTATCTGATAAAGAAAAGACAAGTTATATCTTCCCTACTGTTGCTATTGAAGCTTATGATAAAGCTTTAAAACAAATATATTATAAATTAGTAGAAGCTTCAGGATGTCCCGAAATTGTGTGGGGTTTAAAAACAGTTGGGAATGTTGCTTCGGTAGAAGAGAACATGGCTACTTTAATGAAGTATGTGCAGAATAAACAAAAACAAAAAAACGAATCCTATAAAAAATTATTCACAGCATCATTGCAATTATTAAACATCGTTAATTTTAATACTTTTGATGATACTGAAATAGAAATTGTTTGGAATGAGTTAGATTCTGTAAGCGACGAAGTACGAGCTTTAATATTTAAAAACTATGCACAGGGTTTGTCTTTACTTGCAAATAATGCTGATATAACAATTCCACAAATGTATAATATTTGGAAAAAAACATATCCTGGATTTACAGATATGACTTTTGAAGAGTTTAACAAGGGATTAAATGACATGGGGAAATTAAAACAATGGAATAATGCAAGCTTCACAGATGCTCTTGATTTTAGCAACATGGATAATGAAGTCAATAAAGATAATGAAGATAGTGGAGTTTAGAAACGAATAATCAAGAATTCATTGCAGCTTATAGCAAGGCAAGAACTACTTACCCATATCTAACGTTTAAAGCAATACAACAACTATCTAAAACATATAAACAAGCAAGTAAGACCATTGCTAACTTGATAAAAAATGCAGAGCTTACAGGAAAATCAACGTTAACAATAAATTCATTAAAGCAAATAAATAATCAATTAAAAATTGAGGCTACAAAGATTAGGCAAGTAGTAGATACACAAATAAAATTAACAGTAAATAATGGCGTGGATATAACTAATAAAATAAACGTCGATTACATGACTGATATTATTGACGATTTAGAAATAACTAAAATTACAAAGATTGGAGTTAGAAATACATTTTTATCAATCAATACAAAAGTTATTGAATCACTTGTTAATAGAATTTTTACAGATGGTTATAAATTTTCTGATAGAGTCTGGAAAGTTGGAGAAAATTATCAGAATCAAATAAAGGAAATAATATCTGCTGGTATGGCACAGGGTAGAAGTACTCTTGCTATTGCAAAAGACATTCAAGTATATACTAAAGATGGCAAGATTGCACTTGTTAATAGATTTGGGAAACTTGAAAGAGGCACAGCAACTTTTATAAATAGAATTGGGAACAGAATTGATTCAAGGGCAATAAGGTTGGTGAGTTCTGAATTATACATGTCGTTACAAGATGCAGCAAAAGAGCAAGGACTTCTGAATCCAGGAGCTTTAAATTTGTATGATTGGGTTTTAGAATTGGGAAGGCGGTCATGGAACTGTGAATGTCCTAACATCGCTAACGACTCTCCATACACTTATGAAAGAGTCCCAGCATATCCACATCCAAGATGTAGATGTAATGTAAGACCAATTTTAAGACCATTATCAGAATTAAAAATAGATTTAAAGTCTTGGATAAATGGAAATAAGATTGACTATTTAGATACATGGTATGATAAATATTATGTTGCGTAAGGCATTGACAAATATGAAAGAATGGAGGATAATCAAACATGGACAAGATATTTAACACTCGAAGGGTGCTTAATTTTTTTGATTCAGATGTTAATAAAAAAGTAAATATATCTGCTGATCAAGTTCCTACTCTAATTCCTGAAAACACTTTAAAAGAATGGCAAAAAAATGATGACAACCCATATTATAAAATTCAAGTTATTAATTATCCTGTAATTGCAAACGACAAAACGTATGAAGAAAGTTTTTTTGAGTCTTATATAAATAAGTTAAAAGAAAGACCTTTCCCGGGTAGTAAATTTGGACATGAATATAACTGGGGGAAAAGAGATACTACAGACTTTATATTAATAGGTGGAAAAGTAGAAAAACAAGGAAATGGTACTGGTCAAGTTTATTTTAAAAATTACATACCACCAACCGGGGCTTCTGGTTCTAACGAAACATTTATAAAAGAAAACAAAACCGATATGATACATTATTCTTTAGTCGCTTATGTTAGAGAGATACGAGAAGATGATGGAGAAAATGTTTCTTATAGAATTGTTGAGTCTATGAGAGGTGAAAGGAATGATGCAGTCGGTTATGGCGAGGGTGCAATGGATCAAGTAACCAATGCAAATGATCAATTTGAAGTATTAGAAGATAGTATTTCTAATTGCAAAAAATTAATAAAATCAGGTAAAATCGATTTAGATTCTGCCTGGAATGAAACAGATATATTTTACAACAATGCTAATGAATGTAAAAAATGGCATTTAGTAGAAAACAAAAACGAAAATTCAAAAGATAAGTATTCCTTTGCTTATGGTAAAAATGGCATAGTGTTCCGGTCAGCGTTAAGATCAATACAATCACGCTCATCGCAGCAAGATAACAAAGTCATTAATCAAATAGCATCTGGTCTGCTTGATCAATTGAAAAATACGAATAGGAGTTTTAACATGGATAAAAAAGAATTGTTGGAAACTGCTAAAAACTTATGTGAAAATGGGATGTTGACAATTTCCGAGATTGCTAATGCAATGGGAATTGAGAACAAAGTAATAAATTCTGAACACACACAAGCTTTAGTGCTTTCTAATGCGTTAAAAGAAGCTAAGATAGCTGACCCGATTGCAGAAATTAAAAGATTGAATGATATAATTTCAGAAAGTGAAGATATGGTTAGAAATGCTTTGTTAACAGAGAAATTTGGAAATCCTGGAACAGAAGAAATACCTAACCTTTTGAGGACTTATGCAGAAGGTAGAGTTACTAATCTTTCAGGTGAAAAATTAAAAAATGCAATTGAAGCGTTGAAAGATGACCCTATTGCAAAAAACTTTTCAAAAGAAAGTGCTGATTATTTAAGCAATGCTAATGTAATTGGTAAAAAAGAAAGATCAACTTCGACTAATTCAGTTGAAACAGTTGATTATTAGGGAGGGCATATATGGCTACTGTATACGTAGAAGTAGAGCAAGTTGATCATATTAGATTAAACAATGACACAGGTGATGATTTAGACCAATACGATATTACTGTAATAGGTGATTATGTTTGCATTGCTGATGAAGATATTGATGATGGTGATGTAGGTTCATTTCATGTTGAAGATGGAATTATATTACAAGCTGGGGATGATGAATTCACAGATCAAGAGGAAACGTTTGCTACTGTAAATCAAATAGTATATTTTGACTCTGCAACAGGATTATTATCTGATACATCAACATCAGGATATTATGCTATAGGTCAATTAGTAGAAATACGAAATTCAGAAGGTGTAATAAGGTTTTCTAAATTCAGATATGCACAGCTGATAGCATAAGGAGGGAACAATGATAAAAGTTTTTAATAAACAAGAACTCGTTGAAGAACGAATAAAAAATATGCACACTACAAGTGCTGCTATCTTTTCAGGATCAATGGATGATAACCGCAAAGCAGAACAAGCAGGTATAATAAAAGAATTTTTAGTACCTATGAAAAATGCAAAATGGGAAGGTTCGGACGGTTATTTTAGACTATGGAATGAAATCAAAGACTTACAGACTAAAGTAAAAAATGCGGCGCAAGCACCAAGTGCAAGTGATTTGTCTGACTTGGTGGGAAAGCTATTTATTGACTTTACTCGAAGAACACAGGAAGCCCCTGATTTAACTTCAAGAATTGCTACAGAGCAAACTAATTATAATTTTGCAGAAATTATAAACTTAAGAGACATTCTGCCGTATGTAGGATTTATGAAAACTATTAGCGGTTCTAATGATTCCGTTCCATTGATTGAACAATTTCTTGGAACGGTAGATACTGCTACAATGGTATCGGCTGGTATGGGATGGAAAGACTCTTTGAAAAACTTGTTATATAACTCTTTGCATAACATGCAAAAAGTCAGTCAAGCCGTTGTTGATGCAAATACAGATTATAGAAATTCAAAAGTTGCTGGTGCTATTATTGGTGCAACTTATGTTGCATCTCAAAAACAAGCGAAGGATGAAACTGCAGCAAATACAAGAGATGAGAAGATTTGGACAACTCTATACAATGGTATTAAAAAGTTAAGAGATTTAAAAGATACTATTACAGGTAGAAAAATAAATGTACCTCGCATAAGTTGGCTAGGTAATTCTTCTAATACGTGGGACATTATGCGAGTAATCGGTGGGAAGTTAGATATCAATGGAGCTGCTGGAACAAGAGGCAACAACCGCCAAGCATTACCGATCAATGAAATATTAGAATACGATAGAGGTATTACTGATGGCTTTACATGGGGAAAAGATACATTATCATTTCCTGGAGTTACTGCTGGAAAAGGATATTTATTTGTACCACTAGATTATGCTTATGTAATGACTAAAAGACCACTAACAATGGAAACAGGGAGAGGGTCAGTATTGCAACTTTCTACAGAAGAAAAAGCATGGTATAGAGTACAGACTGAATATATGAAACGGTTTTTGGGTTCTTCTTTTACAGGCACTACACTTGGTGCAAGTTATGGAGCAGTAATTGAAGTTTCATTACCAGACTAATAGGAGTAAGGGTGGCAACACCCTTTTATTTTAATGGCAACTTTTACAGAAATAAAAGAATTTAGACTTGATATAGCAGACCCTGCAAACTGTATTAACATTATATCTATTGCTAATACTACAGCGTTGCCAGCTATTCCAGCACAACAAACAGTTTATTATTTAGCCGATACAGGTAATTATGTAAAAACTGATTTGGAAAGTGGAGCTGTGGCTGCTGATTATTATTTTGTTGACTTAAACTTATCAGATACACGTATTGCGACGTGGATTGATGAATATGATAGTGAATTAGCAATAAAATATGGATTAAAAGCAATAATAAAAAAGTTAGGTAGTCAATTGCCTATTGTTAAAAATGATAGTGGCAGGGAGTCTATAGAGTATCAAAGAATATCAGATATGTATAAATACTATAAAGGTTTACTTGCAGATGTTTCGGAAGATATAAAAGTAACAAGTTTAAACAGCACTGGAAGATTTGGACAAATGATACAGCCAGAAATTGCAGGTGGTAATATTTGAATCAAGAAATTCTTGCACAAGCACGACGTGGAATTAAAATACTAATAAATGAAAATCTATCAAATATTATTATTTATAGTCAGGCTTCAATATCAGATGGATTTGGTGGAATGACTATAAACCCATTTGGAACAAGTACACCACGAAATGTTAGATGTAGGATATCGAGTGAAAGAGTTGCAGAATTTACGACTTCACCTTCCGGATTTACAAACGCTATAAATTCTTTTATATTAGTTGACTTTAAAACAACTATAACAAAAGATGATACGTTTGAATATTTAGACAAGACTTGGAAAATTGGAATAGTAGAAACTATTAAAAGATTTAGTGGCATTGTTGCTTATGAGGCGATAATGTTGGAGGCTGAATGATGGCAGATGAAATTAGAAATATAGATTTTGGATTAGCCAATAAACCACGAGAAAAAAAAGAACAAATACAACCTATTCCAGTTCAGTTAATAGACAACCCGTTTTTTGGAAAATCTAAATTGACACTATTCGAAGCAATGGATGCAATTAATTTTTTATCAATGGGACTTATGAGTACAGAAAGAAGGCGTGTAAATGTCAATTGACAATATAGATGGTGTTAAAAAAAATATAGCAAGTATTTTTGATAAACGTAAAATTGCTATTTTAGCACTTGCGTTTCAATATGCTGGATATGCTGATAAATATTTTAATGATAATCAAGCAAGAAACGAATATTGGAATAATCAATCTTATGATGCTAAAAATAGAATGTTTACTGATGCAAAAATAGAAGGTAATATAATATTTTGGAGAATGGGACATGGTGTAGAATATGGTCCATACTTGGAGCTTGCAAACAATGGAAGGAATCAAGCTATAAGACCAATTATACAAAAGTATGCTGGAAGATTTTTTAGGGATGTTAAGGAATTATATGCAGACTAAAATAGTTACACAATTAAAAACTGGTGCTATAAAAAATGTAGTTCCTTATGGTGATATTTTACCGAAGCCTCCTTATATTGTAGTAAGACCAGAGTATGCAGCAGAAGGAAAAATATACAGAATTTTTGTACATATGATTCCAGGGCAACAAATATTTTTAGAAGATTATACTTTATGTACAGTCTCACAATTATTGACAAACTTTAAGGCAACAACACGCCATGGAAATTATAATCAATTATTATTAATGCAAGATTATGGAGATATAACTACTAATGATGATGGTACTATCTCGATGGAACGTCGTTTCCTTATGCCATCAAGATTTTTTTAAGGAGTTAACTTTATGTTAGAAACAGTAGCAGTAGCTCAATTTGGGTTACCGATAACAAGATTTATGCCACTAAATGCTGATTTAACTTTGCCTTTACCTATAACAGTAGATCCTGCTGGTAAAGGGTTTTTAATTGGACATGCTGGCACATTTGATTTTTCAGGGATTTCAGCATCAGATGATGAAATTCCAGTTTATGCAAAAATAGACAATGGGTCATTAGAATCTAAAGAAATAGATTTATCTGGGGCTGTTGATATTTCTGCAGTTACAGGTGCAGAACTTAGAGATGCATTTACAGCAGCTGGGATAACAGGTGCAACTTTTTCGCTTGAAGCAACAACAGAAAGGATTAAATGTGCGTTTGCATCAGGATCATACTGGCAACTGTATGGGGAAGCTGCCGAGGTTGCAGGGTTTGGACAAGGATTTGGGGCTGTATTTGTTAAGTGTAATACTTTCAAATCTCAAAACGATGAACCTATGGTCAAGGCTGATGAAAATTATACCTCTACAGATGCAAATGGAAAAGATTTTGAAGTTTTATCAGATGGATACAGAAAGGGTGTAACTGGTGGATTTGTTGACGCTGCCTCTGATTATACTTTAATTCGATTATTAGAGGGTGGTACAATAAATGATCTTGGAGATTATGAATCACCTACAATTGATGACTCAAAATTTTATTTTTATGTAGAAACTGCATATTATAACTATTCAATTGGAACAAATAAAGAAGATGATTTTGCATCTTATACTTTCAAGCGTATCAGATCAGCGAAGGCAACGATTGCAGGCGAAACACATGAACGAGGTTTGTCAGATAAAACTTTTAATATTACTGGGACATCATATAAAGATGAATCGGGTGTAATTTGGGGTGATACAGTTATAAAAGATGAAATGTCTATTGAAACTTTTGATGCTTTAAATATGTTGACTGTATAATGACAGAAACAAGTTTAGTACTTGATGAAGTTGAAAAGGCACAGTATCCACTTTTGATTGTGCCTTTTTTTGATGCTATGATACCAATTAAATTGCGAGAATTGACAAGTACCCAAGTTTTAGCATGTGGAAATATTTCTTTAATAGAGACATTAAGCGATGTGATTGAAAAAGCCAGAATGGAACAGCAACAAGACTTAAAAAAGGCAGTTGAATATTCTAAAACTTTGCATCGCATCGTTGAAATGTCAATGATATCTCCAACTTATCAAGAAATGATGGAAGTAATAGGTAAAAATAAAAACATAGATAATTGTAGAAAAGTATTAAAAGAGTTGAAATTAGAATTAAAAAAAACACCACTTGGATTGCGTAGAAATGAATTAGAGCAAGAAGTTGCTTCTTATGAATTTTTTACAAATTTGATTTTGCCCGAAGAATTTATTTCTGTAATTGTTAGTTATGCTTTAAACATAAATAAAAGTGATATTAAATTAATATCAGAAGACATGCTTTATGATGCAGCAATTTTAGCGACAAATGGACATAACAATCCTGCTAATCATCTTGACGGAAATTTTACAAAGTTTAATGAAGATGATATAAATAAAAGATCTTGGATTATTTATGCAGAAAGAAAAAAGAAAGGATCTAAAAAATAATGGCTGTTGATGCTGGCAGTATTTATAGTGATGTAAGAATACAACTAGACAAATTAAAAGGTGATATACAAAAAACAAATATAGAATTTGATAAATTTAAAGCTACTAATAAAAGAGATTCTGAAACAGTAAAAAAGGGGTGGACTGATTCTTTTTCTAAAATGAATCTTGCAGGTGTTGCGGCAATGATAGGAATTACGACAGCATTTAAAAAAGGCGTTGCTGTATTTGCGCAAACAGAGCAATCTTTGGCAAATGTGCAGTCTGTAACAGGTGCAAGTGCTAAAGAATTTAAACAATTAGAAGAAGCAGCTAAGAAGGCTGGAGAAACGACTAGATTTACAGCATCACAAGCAGCACAGGGAATGTATTATCTCGCTTCGGCAGGATTTACAGCGACTCAAACAATAGAAGCTCTAGATGGTGTTATGTTGTTGGCGGGTGCTACTCAATCAGATTTGGCTTTAACATCTGAAACGTTAGCATCCACTATTTCAGCTTTTAATCTTGAAGCTAAAGACGCTACTAAAATATCACATGTTTTTGCAGCTGCGATTGGTAACTCACAGGCTACCATGGATAAGCTGGCTGTATCTATGAGATATGTTGCTCCTGTTGCCTCAGCGTTTAATAAAACAGTAGAGGAAACAGTCGGATTATTACAGATACTTTATAATAATGGTTTTGAAGCAAGCCAAGCAAGCACAGCACTACGTGGAGCCTTAGCTGACTTATCCAACGCATCGAGTCCAGCAAATGCAAAATTAAAAGCACTTGGTGTTACCTTCGAAGAAATAAACCCTCAAACTAATTCTTATGCAGAAATTATTGATGTATTAAATAAAAAAGTTTCAAGTGGTGCTGATATAATGGCAGTCTTTGGTGATCGTGCTGGTCCTGCTATGATAAAATTGATTGGTGCTGGGAAAGCTGAAATAGAAAAATATACTCTTGCGGTTACAAATACAAATGCTGCAGCGGAACAATATAAAATACAAAATGATACTTTGGCTGGTTCTTTTGATATGTTTAAATCAAAGGCAGAAAGTGCATCTAACTCTTTAATGAAATCTTTAGCACCAGCAATGAGAATGCTTGTTGATCTTGCAGGTAATGTAATAGCTATGTTTGGTAAAATTCCAAGTCTATTGCAAGGTCTTATTGGTGGTGTAGGAATTACTACTGTTGGAGTTATCGGATTAAATGCGGCTCTTGGGATACTAGGGGTTTCTTTAGGGACAATGTTATTGCCAGTTACCGCAATTGCTGCTGGACTTGCTGGAATCGTTGTAGTTTCAACACAAATAAAAAAAGCAGTTGAAGAATCCAATCTTGATAAGTTATATACTGATGCTACTACCAAGATGAAAGAATTAAAAGACTCGTCGGAAGATAGTGCAAAGTTTATTGAAGAATTTGCGAAACAAACTGGTATCTCTTTATTAAGAGCAATTCAATTAGCAGATGAACAAGGTTTAATTTCTGATGAGCTTAGAGATCAAGTTGATATACTTACAGAAAAAGCTAAACTTGAAAGCCCATCAAGGACTTTGGCAGAAGAACTTGTATTAAGACAAAAAATTACAAAAGAAATGGAAGTTTTGGCAAATTATGCAGAATATTATGCTTTGCAAAATGGTAAAAGTTTAGATGTTAATCAAAAATTAGATGAATTAGTTGAACGATTAGCTAAAAAATATAAATTAACTACTGAAGAAGTTTATAAATATGCAAAAGGTGCAGAATTAACAAATGAAATTATAGAAAAACAAGTAATAGGTTATAATCAAACTAAAGATGTACAAGATGAAATTGCACAACAAAGATTAAAAGCAAATAGAGCATTTCAAGAAGCTGAAAGAGAAAGAGCTGCTGCTGCTGCTGCTGAAAAAGCTGATGCAGAATTAAAAAAACAAGCGGCTTTAGATGCTTTTGTTGCAAATAAAAAGTTTTTAGATATTTTAATTAATATTGATAAAGCAGTACAACAAGGAATTTTAACAGAAAAAGAAGGGCTTGAAAGAAAATTAAAATTGCGTGAGGACTTATTAAAAAACTTACAAGATGAATATATTTTAACTGGAAGCAATAACAAAGAATTAAAAGCAAATATAGATAAAAATGTTGAGGCTATTGGGAATTATAATAACAGATTAAAAGAAGTTATAGGGGCTGAAGAAGAAAAAACAAAAGAACTTATAGGACAGGATGAGGCTATAGTTTCTTTAACAGATACTATAGAAGATTATGATAATAAATTAAAAGAACTTGGTAAAACTAATATAGAATTAATTGAGCTTGAACGCACAAGAGCAATAAATGCGATTGCATCTTCTGGTGCGACAACAACTCAAATGGAAACTGCAATAGTAGCAGTTAATAAGTTTTATGATGCTTTAATAAATGCAGAAAAAAGTAAAGATTTTGTAGACAATGTAAAAAATACAATAGACCTAATAAAAGGTTCTTTGTCAGCAATAACAGATTTTATAAATGGAGAGTATGAACAGGGATTTAAAAAAATATTAGATTTAACATCTCAGGCTTTATCTGCCATGCCTTCTTACGAAGCACAAATAGCAGGTGCAGTGCTTGGTTTAGTATCAACTTTAATAGATGCAGGAAAAGCCCTTTTTGATGCAGCATTTGGAAACATGGATAAACTATCTGAGGACTTTAGAAAAGCAGAAGCTCAAATTATAGATATTCAATTACAAACAAATAGAACATTGTTAGAAGCTCAATTACAGTTGATTGATTCACAACAACAAGCAGCATTAAAAGCAGCTGGATTTGAAGAAGAATTAAGAAGTGAAACATTACAAAAACAATTAGATGATGCAAAAGCTGCAAGTAATTTACAATATGAAAATGATATCGCAGCTATTGATAAAACTCTTGAA